AGCGAGAGCCTCAAGTACCACGCAGGGCGACATGAAGAAGCAAGAGAAGCATGCATCGAGCCCACTGAACAAGAGTTCAGAGTAGTCATCGATAGGCTCGAGGACAGATACAGCGCAGCGAAGGTGTTACAACGGGACTGGCGCGAGTATCTGCATTCCATCAACGCGGACAACATCGGCAGGATTGTTGACATGCGGACCAGCCCAGGTTGGCCCTGGCGGAAGAAGTATCCGACAAACAAGGAACTATTCGGCTGGGACGGAGTCCGGGCTGATCCTGAACGGGTGGAACTGGTGAAACTAGCGGTTAGAAATCGGATCGAGGAGCTCTCACATGGAGCCTCCGCCGACCCAATCTATCTGTTCGTCAAGCCAGAGCCGCACAAGCGCTCGAAACGAGAGAAGAAAGCCTGGCGCCTCATAGCGGGGGTCGGGCTGACTGACACGCTCGTGGATCGGTGCCTGTACGGCAATCTGCTCGACAGCATGATCGCAAAGTACCGCAAGATACCGGCAAAGGCGGGTTGGTCGCCGCAGCAGGGTGGGTATCGTCGCGTGCAGCAGAATTTTCTGCGGCCCATGGCGATAGACAAGAGTTCATGGGATTGGACAGTCCAGAAATGGCACGTCGATCTCATTTACAATTTCCTGCTGCGCATGATCGTCGGCGGCGTCGAGGACGAGGAATGGCACCGCATTCTGCGGCATCGGATAGATGCGCTCTTTCACCGGGCGGTCTTCAAAATGCAGTGCAGGTGCGAGTTTCCACAGCTCGTCGTTGGCATCCAGAAATCCGGCTGCCTTGGAACTCTCGGGTTCAACAGCGTTTGGCAAAGTGCTTGTCATGAGCTGGCGCTGCTTAGATCCGGTCTCGAGGACCAGGGAGCGTTCTTCTGTATGGGTGACGACACTGTGCAGGAAGCGTTCAACGACGACGAGGACAAGGACGCCTATATGCTGGCGCTATCCACGACCGGCTGTATCGTCAAGGAGTGCGAGATAGGTTGGCCCACAACTTTTGCGGGCCACCGCATCAAGCGTCAAGACGTGGAGCAGGCGTGCGTGCCAGCCTATAACAGCAAGCATCTGTTTGGCCTGCGCTATCTCGATGAGGAGGTTGCAGAAGAGACGCTGGTTTCATACCAACACCTCTATGCACTCCAACCCGACATGAGCGAGCTCATCAGATGCCTATTAGCCGAGGAGTCGTTGGAGCAGGTCCGCAGTAGGGAATATCTCGAGGGGTGGTATCGGG